GTAATATAAGAACATAAGAAAAGTACTAATAATACCTCGTCAATCTGTCCCGATTCTGCTATAATAGATCTAGGATTTAAGAGAAGCGTCATCCTTTCTTTCACTCTCTTTCTACGTTTCTCTTAATTCCGACTTAACGACCCAGAAACAAAGGATGACGCTTCTCTTAAATCCTAGATCTATTATAGCAGAATCGGGACAGATTGACGAGGTATTATTAGTACTTTTCTTATGTTCTTATATTACTTAGTCATCGTCTATGTACTGAAAATCTACCCGAGAGTATGGTGGTCCGGATCGTATCACACCCGAAGCCCGTATATAGGGGTATGGCACCCTTAAGACTTATATTTTAGCGTTTGGCACGGGATTTGCTACGCGGGACGCTGCGTTCAGTACGGACTGAACGTACGATACGTATAGCATGAAAAGGGACATGCCCTCGCGACCCGGAACAAGAGGCCCGAATCCAGGAACCCGCACTATTGGCCACGAATCGCGGGACGCTCCTGCGCTTGAATGGCGTGACTTCGTCAATTGGGGTACCCTAATAGAGGAAAGGAGGGGCTCGGGACGCCTGTTGGGTGTTCTAGGGTGGAATGAAAGCAATCGGAGACAAATTAATCCTCAAACGCAAGATGTTTGAAACAATGAGTTCAGGAGGAATCCATCTGGGAACAGATGACAGGCCAAAACCAATGCCGAATCATGGGATCATCGTAGCCGTGGGTAAGGATGCCAAGAAGGCCATTGGGGGCACAGAGAAGTTAAAAGGTAAGACGGTCCTATTTACCAACGGCGTGATCACAGAGATCGATGGGGAGGAGCATCTGCTCATCTCATTAGACAACTTATATGGGGTATTATAATGGGAGTGCATAAACCCAGTAGGCATACAACTAAACCAAAGCGTCCCGCAACAACCAAAAAGAATCCCAAGACAGTGATCAAGAAACCAAAGAAACCGTAATGAAGAAGCGTAAAGACAAGAGGAAGGTCGAAGATACCGCATCCTACGGCCAGGGTTACTTGGACTGTAAGGAGGGTCGCAACGGCACGGGTAAAAATCACGACTATGATCTGGGATGGATCGCTGGATACAAGGACGTACACGGCATAGGCTGGGAACCACTGTATAATGATTTTATAAAGATTAAGATAGGGTAGGTATAGTCCAACAGAAGAGACAGCGGGATATAAACCGTTACAGTGTGGGTTCAAATCCCACTACCTACCAACCATATTGATAGCGCAGCACGGCGAAGATGACGTGCAATAACCAGCGTAGCGTAGTTGGTAACAGTAGACTCACCGCAGACTGAGTGTAGGGGGTCGTTGCTCAGAAGCTAGCCAGGGCAGGACTGGCCGCTATCATTTTTTTATGTTAGAATAGACCAATGAACGAAAAACCCAAACTCCCAGCCATATTCGGCGACTTTGATAAAGAACGATACCTAAACTTTATTGCTAAGGGATTCCTCAAGTGTGAGGCAGCCCGGGCAGTTAACTTCCATCCTTCCGTGATACGGGACGCCCTCAAAGAAGACGGTCAATTTAATGATGCATTGGTCATTGCTTCGGCAGAATACAGCGAGATACTGGAACGAGAGGCATTCAACAGGGCCCTGCATGGAGTAAGGAAGTCAATTTACTTCCAGGGCGATGTATGTGGAACAGAGATCGTACTGGATAACAAACTGTTGATGGATATGCTGAAAGCAAATAACCCAGAGAAGTTTTCAACCAAAAAGGAAATCACCGGTAAAGATGGTGGTGCCATTGAATTTGTATTCAAGGGTTTTGATGCGCCGGCAATACCAGAAGAGATTCAACAAGAGATCGCAGCTGAGATAACTGATGCTGAATTTGAGGAAACGGATGATGATTGATGAGGAATTAGCTAAGATAATGTGGACTAGCACAATAGAAGAATATAGGAAAGGTAAAAAGAAAGAGAATGCAAAAATGGTTCGAGAAGTGGCAGTTAAGAGAAATATCAAGACTACGGAAATTAAACCCGGGAGTGGACATATTGTTCGATCCCCAAACAGGGAGATTTAGTTATGACGACACCAGGGAACAGACCACTCAGGAAAGGCGACCATCCAACTTGGACAAAGACAGGTAAGAACTCTAGACGTAAATGGATTCCCTCAGACAGTAGACTGTACGGCGGTCAGATGACTAAATCTAGAAACCTGTTTCCTTCTAATAGTCAAGAGGATAATAAGAATGTAATGGACTGGGATAAAATAGATTGGTTACATTAGATGTCGATAAGTATAAACCTTCCATACAACTTTGCACCGTACAGACACCAGTCTTCGTTCTTTCACGCTATGCTAGGAGGAATAAAACGTGCATCCCTATGTTGGCATAGAAGAGCAGGTAAGGACCTTTGCGCTTGGGTGTGGGGTATTTACTTCTGTCTAACAACCCCTGGATCTCTAGTCTACCATTGTCTTCCTACACAAGCTCAAGCAAGGAAGGTTATATGGGAAGGTCGAACAAACGGTGGAGAAGATTTCTTTTACTTCATCCCAGCACAACTCATTAAAAGAAAATTAAGTAACACGATGATGATTGAATTCAAGAACGGATCAATCCTACAATTAATCGGGAGTGACAACTACGACAGGGTCGTGGGAACTAACCCATCAGGAATTAACTTCTCAGAGTGGAGCCTATGTGATCCGGCTGCCTACGATTACTTCCGTCCTATCCTTCGAGCAAATAAAGAAGATGGTAAGGGGTGGTGTACATTTGAATTCACTGCCAGAGGTAAGAACCATGCATGGAGAAGTCATATGAAGGCCCTCGATAATGACCGGTGGTATGCTGAGACTGTAGATGTAACGAAAACCGTTCGTCACGATGGAAGACCAATCGTAACCCTAGAGGATATTGACGAGGAACGTGAAGATGGTATGGAAGAAGCTAAAGTCCAATCCGAATTCTACTGTTCGTTTGATGCTCCCGTAGAGGGCGCGTGGTGGGGACCGGAAATGGTATCCCTATATAACTCAAACAGAATAGGAGACTATCCATATGATCCAGAGCTTCTCGTCCATACCTCCTGCGACCTGGGATATGATGACAACTTCACTTGGATATTCTTTCAATGTGTGGGCAAGTCAGTATATATTATCGACTATTACCAAAATTCAAGAAAAGGATTACCGCACTATATCGAAATGCTCAGAGAAAAAGAGAAAGAGCTTAAATACGAATATGGAAAGCATTTCGCTCCTCATGATGTCCGACACCACGACTGGACATCAGACAAGTCAAAATTGGAGAGAGCGAAGAAGATGGGAATCAAATTTACGGATCTCCCTAAACTTTCCACCATCGATCAGTGCGATGCAGCCCGCGGCTTGCTACGCGGAAACTGCTTCTTCAATGAAGATCCCACTGTCAATCTCCTATCTTGCCTAACCGGTTACTCCAAGAAAAAGGACGGGAATAAAGTAAATGAAGAGGGAAAACCCCTTTATACAGAAAAACCGGTCCATTCCTGGCACAGTCATGGGGCAGATGCATTCAAATTATTAGCTGTGAGCCAGCAATATGCATCTGAGAAAAGGAGGGCAAAGCGTAGGGCCCGTCCAAATTCTACTAAATACGATCCATACTCCCACAAGAATACACCATCAAATGTTTACAGGAGTCGTAAATAAGAGTACAATAGGGATGTATACAATTTTCAAAGGATAGACATGGGATTTTTTCAACAACCTCAATTACGGACACCTAATATTCCACAAGATGATGACCGAAAAAAGAAAGAAGAGGAGGAAAAGGCCCGTAGAAGAGCAGAAGCTCGAAGAGTAGCTGCAGCTCGTAGAGGCCCCGAATCAACCACATTCACAGCTGATTTTGCCGGCGAGACGGCACGACCTTCAGCACAAACCCGCCTTGGGGGCCAATAATGCCAGCACACGGTAAATCGATAGTGGAGACATTCAAGAGACTAAAAGCTAAAAGATCTACTTGGCTTGATCTCTGGGAAGAATTAGCAGACTACTTTTTCCCATCAGCCGGTGGATTTGTAAGTGATGACTTTCCGGGTAGACGTATATATGAAAAGATTTTTGATTCCACCGCACGTAACGCTTTGACCTTAGCCACATCAGGTATATTCGCCCGTAGTATGAATCCAGCAATCGACTGGTTCTTTCTAAAACATGCAGATAAAGAGATGCAGAAAAATAAAGATGTCCAGTTGTGGTTGGATGAAGATACAGATATTTTACGGGATGCTATTTCATCTCAATTGGCTTCTCAGATGTTTCAGGTACTTAGATCCCTCCTATTATTTGGCACCGGCATCATGCTAATTGAAGCTGATGACGAAACAGGGATTAGAGGAAAAGCATTCCAATTGAAAGATGTTTGTTTGGTAGAAGATTCATTTGGGAATATCAGAGAGGTTTATCGTGAGTTTACACTCACTCCAACCCAGGCCGCGGAACGATGGGATAATATATCAGATGATCTGAGGCAAATGGCCGAGGGTGGTGATTCAGCTCAAAACCGCGATATGAAGTTTATACACTCAGCACGACCACGTAAGAATGCAAATCCAGATAAAGATATGGACCCATTATCAATGCCTTGGGAGATTACTTTTGTTGAACAGGCTAATGGTCATGTAATCGAAGAGACCGGTGATTTTGAGAACCCCTATATTACACCCAGGTTGGATATCAAAGAAGGAGAAATATATGGTCGCGGCCCGGCAGACGAAGCCCTGGCTGATGTGCGCTCATTAAATGAATTGAGATTCTTAAAGATAGACGCAATTAATATGGCTATCAGACCACCTCTGGATATCCCCGAGGATGCTTACGTCGATCCATTTATGATGTTCCCTGGGGCTAACAACTACAACCAAGACACATCGGGTCGATTAAAGGCATCAGCAATCCTGGGAGGTGTAGGAGATGTTGGTATTACGCACCAAGAGATACAAGAACTGAAAGCCTCAATCAGGCAGATATTCTTGAATGACCAGTTACAACTTCTGAATGGCGGGACGCAAATGACAGCGTTCGAGGTACAACAACGTGTACAACAAAACATGTTCTTCATGGCACCCTGGCTCAGTCACTTGGAGCCTGAGATGCTGAGTAAGATTGTACTAAGATCATTTAACATTATGCTCCGGGCAGGTAGATTCCCAGAGGCTCCAGAGGTACTCGGAGGTACTTTTGATATTGACATCATATACGACAGTCCACTGGCTCGTGCCCAGAGACAAAATGATGTGGTAGCTATTGATCAAACGATTGAATTTGGGCAAGCTAACAACAACTTAAACGTTCTAGATAACTTCGATACGGATCAGATGGCTAAAGACAGGGCAACCCTTCTAGGACTAGGTAAAAAATATGAACTCGATGAAGATTCAGTTGAGAAGAAACGTGCTGAACGTGATGAAGCCGCCGCCGCCTCGGCACAGATGCAGCAATTACTTCAGGGTTCGCAAGCACTATCTAATGTGGGCAAGATACCTGGAGCTGAGGGTAAGGCCGCTGAGGTAGCCAATGAGGCTATGGAGGAGGTAGAGGCATAATGAATAAACTTGAGACAGATGTAGCCTACGTTCGAGGTCAGATTGATACATATATAAAAAATCAAGATAGTATTAATACAAGGTTACTTGATAAGATGGATGATAACCAACAGGATATCTCCAATAACAAAGCAGATATATCGAATACGAAAGGTAAGGCATCCATGTACGGATTATTTAGCGGGTTCTTAGCTTCATTATTCATGAACAATGTTTAGGAGGACGTAATGTCACACAACAATTTTAAATATAGATTTTGCCTAGCTTCTGAACAGAGCATTAGAGAAGCCCTAGGATACAGTGGGGGCAATGTATCTACCGATAGTCTATTGGTAGTAGGCGATAAACAAGATTCTGATATGACATTAGGTGGGCTCACTATTCCCACAAAGCCTAGTTACATGGGCGCATTACCTGATTGGCCTTTTGTAAGTCACGAAGAAGCTCTTACGGAAATACATAAACAAGCCACTACAGAAAACGGTAGTGATGGATGGTGTTGGCCGGTGGAGATGTAATGACCGTACCACCAAATTCAAGCACAATTTTAAATTTACCGGCTGCATTCACAGAAGTCGGTGGTGTGGTCACAGTGGACGACCAACATACCGTTGATTCTGCGTATCTTTTGGACGGCGTCGATGATAAGGGCACGGATGGGGGGGAACCCTTTTCAGCCAGTAGTGGTTCGAAACATAGTTTCTCATGTTGGATTAAGGATGACGGTAGCACATCGGCGGCTAAATATATTATGGGTATGAGGACTTTGCTTTCTCCAACGAATGGCGTGTTCTCACTCATCATAGATGCGAGTCAGGAGTTGGCTGTAAACTGGTTTTCTAACGGCACGACTGATCGTGTGGTAGCCGCCACTGCTGATATTACCTCTGTAGCTTTAGATGGTTTATGGCATCATCTTTTGGTAACGGTTAACGGTGACGTTGTTAAAATTTATATCGATAGCGTCGATCTAACTGACACGACGCAAATTATTGGCGGTGGATTCACTGGTGTCAAATCTGGAACTTTAACTGCACTGACTGTCGGAGATGATATTAATCCTACGCATCCTATGGATGGCATCGTATCCCGTTTAAAGTTCTGGGAAGGCACCACGCTAAGTGTCGATGAAGTTTCAGAAGAATTTAATAATGAGTGTGACGCTGCTTTTGTTCCCGCAACAACGGATGAATTTCTTGATCTAAGCGTCTCTCCTTTTGTACAAGCTGGCTCTCCAACATCTATTGACGATCAACATACAGAAAGTTCCGCTTTTGAGTTAGACGGTGTTGATGATACATTGACTACAACTGTAACTCCGATCAGTGATTCCAGTGGGGATAAACACAGTTTCAGTTTTTGGATGCGATATGTAGCTGGGGACGCAGGGGGGCCAATAATTGTGCAAAGAGATGCTAATTTTGGCAAGCAGGTTTTTCGTGCTCAGGTTTTAGGTACGGGTTTGATAGTGGGTTGGATATCAGGACTTTTTGGAAATAGAAATGATACTGAAGTTGCGGCAGGGGTGGATAATTGGGACGATGGAAGGTGGCACCTTATAACATCTACTATAGATGGTAATAACAATAATATAATATATATAGATGGCTCCATAGCCTCGTCATTTCTTCAAGATACTGCCATAACTGGCGCGGGATTTACAGGGGCTCCAACAACTCCTGATCCGTTAACTATTGGAGCTAATGATAATGGAACTCTATTCTTCGAGGGTAGTGTTTCTAGATTAAAATTTTGG